CCAGATAATTCGGTTGACAGTGTCGTCACTGACCCTCCATACGGACTCAGTAACCACACACAAGAAGAAGTGATCGCATGCCTTTCTTCGTGGATTTCTGGCAAACCGTATGAACCAAAAGCCAGTGGTGGATTCATGGGAAAGTCATGGGATGCATGGGTTCCCGGTCCTGAAATTTGGAAAGAATGTTTTCGAGTTTTGAAACCCGGTGGTCATATTGTTGTTTTTGCTGGTACCAGAAGCATGGATTTAATGAGCATGGCGATTCGACTTTCTGGTTTTGAACTTAGAGATAGTATTGGATATGCCTATGATTCCGGCAACGCTCCACTGTTGGCGTGGACTTATGGTAGTGGAATGCCAAAAGGATTGAACGTGGGCAAAGCGATTGACGTGCAACTTGGTTCTGATACTGCAGCACAATGGGAAGGATGGAACACATCACTGAAACCATCATGGGAACCCATCATCTTAGCCAGAAAGCCATTAGAAGGGAATGTCGTTCAGAATGTTCTCCAACATGGTACTGGTGCGTTAAATGTTGACGCTTGTAGAGTTCCAGTAGGGGATGGCGGGCGTCCACTTCGAGAAGTTGCACCAATGCGGGATGATTATGATTACCGTGGCAATTCACTAGCCGGTCGTGTGGATGGCTCATTACAATCTTCAAAGGCTGTTGGATTAACAGATACGGGTAGATGGCCCGGAAATGTTGTTCATGATGGCAGTGATGACGTTTTAGAAGTATTTCCAACTGCGAAAGGACAACAGGGGTCAGTTGGCCCACAATACGGAGATAAGACCAGCGTAAACACATACGGTGATTTTGGGCCTAGAGTAGAAATGTCACCAAGAACTGACGGTGGTTCTGCTGCACGATTTTTCTACTGCGCGAAGGCTAGTAAAAAAGATAGAGATGAAGGATTGGAACAATTAGAAAAAAAGGTTGTTTACAAGGGAAATCATGTGGGTAGAGACATGACTAATCAGAAAAATCATCTAGGTGGATTACATAGCTCTGTTGGAAGAAATACCCATGCCACAGTTAAACCCACTGCACTTATGGAATGGCTCACCAAACTGGTAACACCCCCCGGTGGAGTAATTCTTGACCCATTCAACGGAAGTGGTTCTACTGGTAAAGCCGCTATGTTGAATGACTTCAAGTACATTGGCATTGACTTGTCACAGGAATATATTGAAATTTCAGAAAAACGAATCCAATATGCGATTGACAACAAAGATGCTATAATTGAACGAATGGCTGGAAAAGAAACAAAGAAACAGGAATCTAATGTCAAAGCAAAAAATATGACAACAGACCTGACAGAACAGAGTAAACCGACCTTGAACAAATTCTTTTCTATTGAAGATTCGGAATAATTAAATGCAATTAACTGGGCAAATTTTGACAAATGCAAGCGCGACGGATAGAAACTCAACGGATTTCTATCCGACACCACCTGCCGTAACCATTGCACTCATTGAATTTTTAGGGTTACAAGGTAAAACTATTTGGGAACCGGCGTGTGGTGCTAGCCATATGGCAGATGCTATACTAGAAACTGGTAACAATGTTATCGCAACTGAATTGAATCACCAAGGATATGGCACTCCTGATGTGGATTTTCTAAAGGCACCATTAGTTGAATGTGATTGGATTATCACCAATCCACCATTCAAGTATGCAGAACAGTTCATTGACCGTTGTATCGAACATAAGAAACCATTCGCAATGCTGCTGAAAAGCCAATATTGGCACAGTGCAAAAAGATACAAATTGTTTCAGAAACATATACCATCTTTCGTTCTGCCCCTAACATGGCGACCGGATTTCCACTTTGGTTCAAAAGGTGGTAGTCCCACAATGGAATGCATATGGACTGTGTGGGATGCAAAACCGGCAACAAACACAACTTACATGCCATTGGTGAAACCGACAGTTTCAAAGAAAAATGAACAAACCAACTTAAATAAGTTTTTTGAAGTAGTAACAGGAGAAAACAATGCCAATTGACATTTATACAATTGAAGAAGTGTATAAAATTTTGTCACAGTACATCCCTGCAAAGGATAAACAAGAAGCATCTGATAATATTGTCAGTTATCTGATTGATGTACTAGACGAACGTGACCTTTCCTATCTTTGCGCTGATGACAAGTATTTGTCAAATTCACTTGAGCAATATGACATTGAGGATAATGACGACATTGATGACTTCGATTACGATGACTACACGGACGAAGATTGAATATGTGGTATAATAAAGTAGTTAATGACATAGCCAAGCTACCCGAGTTTATTGAATACTACAATGAACAACTTGAAGAAGCAAAATCTGAGGTCAAGATTCGTGGTAACTTGGAAAAGGCACTCAGTTCATTGCCGGGAATCACCGAGTATCGATTCAACCAACTTCAAGAAATTGAAGCAGTGTTGAATCACCTCAACATTCAACTTCGTAAGATTCGGCGTAAACACTTCCAGAAGTATTTGGAGTCGTATAATCGTGAACTGAGTTCACGTGACGTTGACAAGTATGTTGATGGTGAGGATGAAGTGATTGATTATGAAACACTGATTAACGAAGTTGCACTTTTACGAAACCGTTGGTTGGGCATTCTGAAAGCCATTGAATCCAAAAACTACATGCTTGGGCACATTGTTCGACTTCGAACCGCTGGCATGGAAGACGCCGTTATTTGATAAACCTTTTTTTCAAGAATTAGCATGAGCGAAGTTACTAAAGTTATTATTTGTTTTACGCCATTCGTTGCCATTGAAAATGTCATCCCATTGGCACCAGCATTGCTGAAATCGTGCCTAATGGAACATGGTATCAAAACGAAGACGATTGATTACAACAACTTGTTGTTCATAGACTTCATGGCAGCGACGGCAGCCACATGTGGCAACGATACCGCCAACGATGACAAGATAAAACTTGGTAACTGGCTCATGTCTCCATGGACGGAGATTGATGAAAATATAAAGAACACCTATTTGTCTATCATTCAGCGATACGCAACTGAATTGGTAGAACAGAGCATCGAATGGATCGCATTCAGTTCTTTCAGCTATCAAAGCCATCAATTTATTGAAGATATTACTCAGCACATTAAGGCAATCGATCCTTCCCAAAAGATTATGATTGGTGGTAGTAACATTGACATGTTCAAAAAAGGAAATAACAAGCGTTGGGTTGATCATATGCTTGATTCTGGACTAGCAGACGCAGCATGTTTGGGCGAAGGTGAAACCGTAATTGCTAAAATCGTCAATGATGATTTGCGCGGCATTGTCGTGTCTAAACAGTTATCCAACTTGGACTTTTTAGAAGTACCAGTTCCTAATTTTGACGATTACATTTTTGAAAATTATGGTGGTGTTGACGCCATTCAAGTACCTATTACTGCTAGTAAGGGGTGTGTGAGGGCATGTACCTTCTGTGACGTGGCCGCAATGTGGCCAAAGTTTCGATATAGAACGGGCGAATCAGTTGCGAACGAAATTATAACACTACACAAAAAACACGGATTCACGAACTTCAGATTCACTGACAGTTTGATCAATGGTGGACTCAAACCGTTTAGACAAATGAATCAAATTTTATCAGAACAACTACCAAATACAGTTACCTACTGGGGGCAATTCATCTGTCGTTCTGAACGAGACATGCCACCGAAAGATTTTGATCTTATGAAGTCCGGTGGGTGTAGATGGGTAAATATTGGTATTGAATCGGGTAGTGAGAGTGTCAGAGATCATATGAAAAAGAACTTCACCAATGAGGACATTGACTACACTGCCGAACAGTTACTGCGAGTCGGTATTAAGCAACAATGGAATATTTTTGTTGGATACCCAACAGAAACAGAAGAAGATTTTCAAGACACTTTGAATCTACTAAAGAAGTATTCTAAGTATAATGACATGGTTCTTATCTCACCCATTGGGCTGTTTAAAATGATTAACGGCACCCCAATCACAACAGATTACTACATGGGTGAATTGGGGGTCAGTGTTCAAGAGTTCAATGGGAATAATGACATTATCTGGACTACCGATATTAACACCGAGAACACGTTTGAAACGAGGTATAATAGGTGGAAACGACTCCTGAAAGCGTTGGAAGAGAACGGCCAAATCGGTCTATATTCCAACTCTCAAGTGTTGAAACACAGAGACAAAGAAATCGACAATTTTATGAATCACTATCGGAAAAAAATCAATGGACATTAAAGGTTACATCATTCTAGGACATGACTACTGTGAGTTATCAATGTCACTAGATCGTGCTAGGGAATTGGTGAGAACAGAAGTCGAACGAACTGGAAATTCAGAGGATGATTACACAATCGCCAAAGTGACTCTATCCATTTCGATTGACGAC